TTTTAAAAACTGATCAACGGAAGTTGTTACTGTTTTTCCACCAGAGAAGAAAGGACCTTCCAATCCAAAAAAAGAAGGATACTGACTAGCAGTAATATACATCTGCTCTAATCTAGGTAAAGCTACTTCCACTCCTAAGTTATAACGCTCAGCTAAAGTTCTATCTCCCCCTTTAAAAGCAGTTGTGTTAAGAAGACTTCCAAAAGGAATATATTTTGTTGTATCAACACCTGCTTGTGTTAGTTCTTCTGAGCTAGGTATGTTTTCTAAAGAAGGAGATGAAAAACTAACTTCACCACCTATAGGGTTGTCATCTGTTCCTTTGCTTCTTTTTACCACTTCACCACCATCTTTAAATCCTTCAGGGTTAATAAATATTTGTGTTTCCGAAGGTTTTATAAATTGTTCTATTTTTAATGCACCTTCCTGTAGCTGATTTATTCCTCTATAAAAGTTTAATTGTTCCATAAAATTTTTATCTTTAGGATTTAAAATAATATCAACCTTTTCTTTTTGTCCTGTGGTATCCGATACATATTCTCCTTTAACTACTATTAATTGACTAGCACTAATATTGTCTGGCTTAATAACACTCATAGTTCCTGTGGAAGTTTTCTGAACAATGGTTCCCTTTGGTAGAGCTCCCGAAGTACCCTCTCCGAATACATTATCAATCACATCATCATTTGTTCCAACAACACCAACTGTTCCTATTCCGTCTCTTTTTTCTCTTTCCTTAGCTAAATCAAAACTTTTTTCTAAAACAAGTTTTTGAATCTCTTGATTATTATCGACTTGAGAAGCGTAATCACTCATTGCTAATTTTAGAGGTAATTGAGATTCTGCTTGTTTTATTTGTAAGGCCATAGGTAAAGCTGATTGAGTTGCTTCTTGAAATCTTGTTAAAGCAGCTTCTGGAACATTCTCTCCTCTCGCTACATCTAATCCAAATTGTGTAATTCCACTATAAAAAGGTAATTTTAAGGCATCTTTTTGACTACCATATAAATCAAGATTAGCCATTAAATCTTTTTTCTCTTGAAGTATCTCTGCAAAAGTTTTGTTTTTTTGTAAATTCTGCATTTGTAATAAAAGAGCTTCAGGACTAAATTCTGATTTTACATCTGCTGCTCCTGTTGTGTAAGCTCCCATTGCGACATTTGCTAATTCACCTTTGTTATAAAGATCATACATATTGGCAAAATCTTTAGCTCCTAAAACATTGAAATTAGTAGGCTGTCCTTGAAAATAAGTATTTCCGTCTAAGAACATACCAGTATTAGCTCTTACAATACCCATGTTTTCAGGGTTAGCTAATTGCTCTGAAGCCATAGGTGGCGTCATACTCTGAGCTTGTTGTGTTTGAGCAATACCTTGTTGTTCTTGTAATTCAAATACTGGTTGAACTAAAGCGAGAACAGATAAAGGTGTATCAGTAGCATCTTTTTCGCCAACAACGCCTGCTAGTTCTTGGACTCTTCCTTCCATAGGCACATCATCACCACGAATTTCATTCATTAATTGAACATATTGTTCTGGAGAAACTTTAGCGATACCCTCGTTCGACGGTTCACGATCCACGGTCTTCTCTTCTTCTCTATCTAATCCGTCAGCAATGCCTACAGCATCAGATTCCATTTCACCACCTTCAGCCATGCCTGCTATTTCATTAAACTCAAACATTCCACTTCTAATCATTTCATAAGTATCCGTGTTTCGTGGAACAGTTATCTTTTGACCAAAAGTTTCTGAATTAGGTCTTCGATCAATAACCATAACGGTCTCTCCTATAAACGTAGGATCTACCTTAGGAGTGCCAGTTAAAGGACCACTCATGGGTTCCATTTCACCACTCATTGGGTTTCGAACATATTTACCTTGAAACTCTTCAAAAGGAACTCTTAATAAATCACCTAATTGTCTGCTCACATTATCAGCTTCTTTACTACCGATAACATCTCTCATTCCTTCATTGGCTCTAATATCTTCTATTATAGACCTTAGTTCTGCTGATCGTTCACCGATCATGGGTGATCCTGATTGCCTAAATAAAGGACGAGCCATAACTTTATTCATCATTAAAATAATCCTCCACCCATTCCACTTAACGCTTGGTATTGACCTAAAGCACCTAAACCTGCAATACCATAGCCTGCGATTTGAGCTAGAGGAGATCCTGTGCTTGAAGGAGCAGTTTGAGTTTGAATTACAGAAGATGTACTAGGAGCTCCTGCATAAATATCAGATAAGAAACCTACTCTTTGATAAGGCTCATACATTTGTTGCATAACGTTTTGTCTTGCTACGTCTAATTCTGTTTGCGCTTGTTGTTGTCCTAAAGAACCTAAACCTAATAAAGTATTAATGTCTTGTGAACCTAGTTGCTGACCTGTCACTCCTAATTGAGCTTGTTGTCCTGCGAATCGTCCATACTCAGGAGCTAAAGCACCTAAACCTGCAGCAGAAGATTGTTGTCTTTGACCTAATTGCTGTTGTGCATTTAAAAAAGCTTGAGCTTGAGCTTGAGCTAAAGCAGAAGCACGATTACGTTCTAATTCAGCTTGAGCAATACCTTCTCTTCCACCACCAAAAGCACCTGCTTGAATGGCTTGGGCTGCTTGACCTTGTTGAGCAATATTGTAAGCACGATTAATTTCATCTTGAATCGCTTGTTGATAAGGATTCATGAAGGGCTGAATCTCAGCCATAGTTGGGGCACGAGCAATATCTGTGTAAGCTTGGGCTGCTTGACCTAACGTTCCGAGGCCCGCGGCTTGTGATTGAAGAGCACTGGCCAAATAGTCTTGATAAGCACCTATGCCTGATCCTCCTAACTCAATAGCCTGTAACTGTTGAGGAGTTAAGCCTGCTACCTGTTGTTGAGGTAAGGTTAATGGCTGATCTGCCAAAGCCTTTGCAGTGTCTAAAAGACCCAGTTTCCTTGCTTCTACTTCAGGAGCTTCTCTTACAATTTGTTCTGTTGTTGTTACCATTATACCATACCTATGCTCTGTCGTGATAAACTACCACCGTTTTCTAAACTTTTCATCATTTTATACATATTTTTTGCTCCCTCTTTTCGCGATCCACCACCCGCGTTTCGCACTGCTTTTGCAGTCATGACAAATTCACCGTCACTTAACATTGCAGGAATGTCATCAGAAGTCCCTGTCCCAGGGCCTGCGATTTCTCCAATACGTTTAGGATGTTCTCTTACTTTTCCGTCAGGATGTTCTATTTGTTGTCCACTACCAGAGGCAAAACCTGTTATTTCTCCACCCATAGCAGCATAAATTGTAGGGTCATATCCTTGTGGACCTGTGATATCTAATAATTGATACTGAGCATAATTTGGTGTGTATAAATCTTCTCTCACATACCCTTCTTCTTCTTCTTCTTGAGGAGCTAAATATTGTTCAGCTAGAGGTAAGGCAGTCAAACCTGCATACAAAGCTGGTCCATATTGGTAGGTGAAAGAAGCTTCTGGAGAAATACCAGAAGCAATTATTTTTTCAGGTGCAACACCTAAAGCTTCTAATTGAGCATATTTAGGATTAACTGTTCTTTGAGTTGGATCAAAAGTCTGACCTAAACTTTTAGTTAATCTATCCATAAAAGTGGGTTCAGGCATTTCTGGAGGAGTGATTGGTCCTCCAACATTGGTCATAAGATTGCCTGAACTAATATCACCTTGAATTGCTTTTGCAAAATCAGCTTCTCTTACACTAGGTAAATCTCTTCCTGTCACACCACTCATAAATCGTTGACCGATGTTTCCTGATCTATCGCTTAAAGCTCCTTGAATACCTGAAGTTGCAACTTGTAGAGCTAAATTTTTTGCTATGTCAGCAGGTTTTTTTCCTGCTAATCCTTGAATACCAGCACCTAGTGCGTACTGACCTAAACGACTTCCTAAAAAAGAACCTAACTTACCTCCTACTAAGCTTCCTAATCCAGGGGCTACAAAAGGTAAAACTAAAGGAGCAATGGGAGCAACAGCTTTAGCGACACCTGTAACGGTGTCTTTGACGTTTTGAAAAAAATCACCGATCAACGATCCGAGACCTAATTCATAAATCTGAGCGTACTCCTTTTCTTGCATTGTTTTTCATTATCCTTGTTTAGGCGTAATCGCACCCGTGAATAATTTAGGGGCGATGACATTAACATCCCGACGAATATCTTCGGTAGTAGTATCAGTATTAGGATCGGCAATATCGTTATTGGCATGATCCTCTGAGTCATATTCCACACCTGTTCTAGTATTGGTAATTGTAGTTTCGACCTTACAGCTATAGACGGGGATTTGATTTCCTTCGATGTCATATTCATAGCGTAAGATGATTGGTTCATCTATAATCTTTGCCATATTATAGTTTTATCGATGAAAAGCTAAGAAATCAACCGATTATTGTTGTTGTTTAATCTCTAAAAGAGATGCAGATAAGACCAATTCAGAGTTGGCATTGGCGTTAGCATAAAGGATATCTCCTGACTCAAAGACATAAAGACCTTGCTCTAAAACGTTAAATACTTCAGTAGTTTTACTCTCAGCGCTAAGAGTAATAGTATTATTAGCACTAGCATCATAATGAGATAATTGAAAAGCAGTCTTACTAGGACTGGTGGTGCTATGAACCACATAAATTGTTTTACAAACAAAGGTTGATACAGGGATATTGTTAGCTACGTCTGCTTCTGGAACAGTGAACACAGCGGTATTAGCTGTTGTCATCTCCAATGTAAAATTTTTATATACGTCTGCCATTATGTTGTACTAAAAAACCACGCTCTACGTGCGGACTCTTCTAATGTATCTTGTGTGTATTGAGTATTCAACTGTTGTATCATTTCCTCTAATTGTCTGATTAATTCAGCAGCTTGCTGAGCATCGTACTCAGGTCTCGGATCTGGAAATCTTTGTAGGGTTAATTTGGCCATTATTCTATATTACACGTCATAGATAATTTTGCATCACTTATTTCTACCACTTGATGCTCTGTAAATTTATCAAACCAAATACAGTCTTGATTGTCTAGCAGTACCTCTTTTTCATCGATTATCCATTTTGATTTACCCAATATGTTTTTTACAATTACTGGATAATCATGATGGTGTTTATCAAAAGAAATATCTTTCAATCCTTTGCTGAAATATAAATTACAATTTATGTTATTCTTATTAAAAGCACGATTTAAAAGCTGTTGAATTATCCAAGTGTCTTTACACATATTTCCTGAATTAGAAATAATTAAAGTGTATCCTTCTTCATAGAATTTAATGACTTTTTGTGAGTCTAAATAACCATCCAGTAAAAAAAGATCTTCATAGTCTACATCAGCAATAACTTCAACAGTTCTTTGTTTCCAAGGATAAAACTTAGGCCATCTAAATCTATCTAACAGTCTTTCAAGAACATCATCTTCGGTAAGATTGATTTTTTTATTATGTATTGCTTGTATTAAATTATCTTCTACCATCTGGTTGTACGTCAAAACGTTGTGTGCCTAATCTCCAAGCAGTCCCTGTTGTGTTAGAAACAACATTAACTGTGAACTCCCTACCTCGACCACGTAAACTAACGAAGTCGGTTGTATCAGTGAATGTGGTTGTCTTTGTAACTCCGTTACTATTATTTGGATAATATTTAAATTCTAAATCCATGTTTAAAACACCAGATTGATTTTGAATATCTGGTATTAGTTTTTGTACAAAAAGAATATCATTTCCCTCGCCTATCTCTACAGATCCAGATTTAACATAAGCAGTCATCGCTTGTCCGTCAGCATCATTCCCTGTTTCATGTAGGTAAGCTTGTGTTGCTCCATTAGTTAGTCCCAAAATTGTTTCATTGTTTGCAGTTGCGGTTGCATCATATTCTGTTCCAATAGGATTATCGTAGACTTCACGATCAATCCAAGATGTACGAGCTAAAGTTCCTGTCCACCAAGTTTGCTCTAAATAATTGTAAGCTACAATGGCATTAATTTGTGAGGAACCCTCTCTGGGGTAAAACCAAAGAACCTCATTAAACTCACCATTGTGTCCTGCGAAGGCATTCTCAGATGCAGTTTGATTAATATTATTAAATACAAACTGTTCTACGGTGCATGGTAGTTTTTTTACTGTACCATCAAAGAGATAAAAAGAATCCTGTGACATCCAATAGCTTACACCATTTAAATCAATGCCCGCATGACTACCAATGATTCCACAGTTTTGACCTAACTGACGTAGACCAAAAGTAAATGGTGGACCAATAAATTGCATCGAGTGTAGTGAGGTGTCTGTCCAAATCAATATTTGACCTCTAGAACGTTCTGCTGCCACGATCCGTGATCCGTCGGCAATGCGTAGTGAACCAGCAGTATTCTCTGCTGTTGGTTGATACGTTGTTATATTTTCTTGATCAGAAAAACGAATGAGTAAATCATCTTGAGAACTTGGTGTACCAATTGTATTTTCAGTTCCCATAATTACTAGGTGTCGATCAGGTGTAGAAACTAAACTTAATCTTGAGGCAGTGGGTGCATTAGCTACAGCACTTGCTCTTGTGGAAACTCCTACAGAAGTATCCCATTGATATGTGCCACCGTTTAATTGAGTAGCAATTAAATCTTCACCAAAGTTGTCTAAAGACCATTGTCTTGCTTCTAGTGTTACGTTAGAAACTGTTGAAGGAGATCCCCAACCTCCCGCACTCCAATCATCTGTACCCCAACCATAAGCGGGAACAGAAAACTCTGGACCAGGATTGATTTGATAATTAGCATTACCTGTTCCTCCTCCACCTGCGGTTGAACCACTAGCAGTGTCGGTATGAGTAATAATATAAGCAGAGGTGTTTACTACTGATGTTACTTCAAACTCTTGATTCATATCTAAGCCATCAATTGCTGAGAAAGAATCAAATGTCACAAAACTTCCTTGAACACAACCGTGTCCTGAGTCTGTGACTAATACAGAGGTTGTTGCGTTGGTTGTAAAAGGATCTGTAAGAGAGGTGGGTCCTCTTCTAATAGGAGTAATATCATAGGCTAAGCCTTCTTCTAAAACATATAATTTTCTATCCGTGCCAATTGCATCATATCTTGTGCCATCTAAAGCTACCCAAGCGTGTTGATCACGAGCCACGCCCACCAAAGTGGTAGAAATAAACTTCTCCCATCCTTTGATCTTTTGTGGCAATCCTTGAAAAAAGCGTACATTATCACCGTCTGTCCACTTGCCTTCGCCTGTGTAGTCGGTTACTTCTTTATTGATGCCTGGTGCTGGTCTAAAATTAACTAATGGCATTTTGTGAATATACAATAAAATCTAAAAGAAAACTAGATTTTATGTTTTATCTAATGCCTCATTAAGAAAATTAAAAGCGACTGATATTCTATCAAATTTACATTCTACTACAGAATGGTATAAATATGCAGGGAAAAGGATCAAAGTGCCTTTTTTTTCATTAATTTTTTGATTTTCTATTTGTGTAAAGTTTCTATTTATATTTTCGACATCCCTATTATTATGAAATAAAAGATTTCCCTCACCTGGTTTTAAAATTAAAACACCACAAAAATCAGCGCCTATATGATTATGCAAGTTTGCAAAGTCTCCTTTTTCATAAAAATTTATCCAGGCCTCATATGCTGCCCAATTGTTATATTTCCAGTTTTGACTTTCTCCTATCTTAGGCAACAAAGTTTGAGTAATTAATAACTTTATTTCATCTAGCTCTTCATATTTTCCTAAACCATTCCAACCTGTGGTTTTAGCTTGAACATTTCTTAATCCTTTTGTCCAAGTATCTTTGTCAACCATGACTTTTTCTATCAATTTATCACATAATTGATCATCAATTTGAGTATGAAAAATAGTTACAGGGAACCAATTAACAAGGTGAATATTATAATTCATTTATCGTTTCATTTTTTTTAGCAAATAAAGAGCCAACATGGCCTTTGAAAGCTCTATTTCCGAAGTGAGTTAAAGGCATGGCAACATCCGCCCATATCTCTCCACCACACTCTTGCCATAGCCTTGAGAAATAGTAATCCTCCGATAAGTATCTTTTCTTCCCGTTGGTTTCATAAGGACCAACAGAAAACAAATCATAGCAATTATCGGAACTAAAAGATTGACCATTAATGATTTGATCTGATTGATACTTTCGCTCTGGAAACTTTTTCATCATAGTGCGAAACACTTCTCTTTTAACAAGCATCATCCCTGTCGCCGCTTCTGATACTTTACAAAAACCGTTTTCCATTTGAACATTTTTAGGATCATCAAAATTAAGGTTATACCCTAATGATTTTACTTCTATTTCATCATCACTTGCGTTGGGGTTTTCTTTTAATACTTCTCTAATTTTTTCAAAATGAACATGTTTACGAGGATAAATACCACACACTACATCTTTATCTGCACATAAAAGTCTTTCAATATTTTGTGCTGAAAAACCTATATCAGCATCAATAAATAATAAATGAGTAGCAACATAATCTTTTTGATCCATCATCATGGAAACAATGGTATTTCTGGCTCTGGTAATTAAGCTTTCGTTACCCATGGTTTGAACTCTCATTCCAACTCCTTTAGCCATGGACCATTGTTGTAATTGTAATAATCCATGCATCGTATTTTCAGTAAGCATCCCGCCATACATAGGCATTCCTAAAAATATTTTAAAATTTTTATCTTTTAGTTCTTCTGGCTTAATCATGATATCTCCTTCTCATAGAAATCTATAATTTCTTGGGGTACTTTACTATTGATATAATCAATTTGTTTATTAGTCAATTTTGTTGTCTTGTTTTCTAAGTAGTCTTTCTTTCTTTGATCAAAAGAATTATCTGTTTGAGAAACTCGGTAATCAACATTATTGGTAAAAAGTGTCCATTGTGATGATTTCTTTAAAAGATTTAATTTACTTTCAATGTTACTTAATATCTCAATAGCACTTGGTTGTTCTAACATTTTTCTCTGATTCATAATAACAAAGTTACAACGATGAGAAAACTTTATCCATTCTGTGTGAAACTCAATCCATTTATCAATAGCCATTGGAATACTAAATTTATACAAAGCGTTTTCCCACAATAAATCTTCATCATGATAATCTGGGTATTTTGCTAGTCCCCAACGATTAATGAAGTCCACATCATTTCTAATAATACTTTCCATCCACATTAAAGGAGTTTTGTAACAAAGAATGACAGGACTATCTTGTGTTAAATGAGAAGTAGCTTTATCTGCATTAGGAGTATGTTTCCAAGACCAATGACCAAAGTCATTTATGTTTCCCCAATCAGCACTGAAGTTATGTTCTATAATTCTCCTTGCAAAATTAGTGCAAGTCCTTTGAATTCCAAAGGTATAAAATTTCATTATTTATATTCTTCGCCTAAACAACTGCGCTTATCAAATTTATATTCTTTATAAGGTCCTTCTTGATCAACATAATGTAGAAAAACAGTGATGAAATGATCATGATTACATGTTTCTCTCCAATGAATCTTTTCCATTCCTTGAAATATTAAGGCATTATTAGGAACCATAGGAAACTTATGTTCTATTCTATATCTTTTGTATTCTCCTTTATTGTTGTAGTATTTATAATCAGATTGATTGTCTTCTTCTCCTACAAAAATTTCATACGGTTGATTAATTGGATCTGCTCCTAAACACAAAGCAACACTATACTCACAAGAAGGTCTGTCCTTATGTATTTTTAAATCAGAACCTTTATCATATACTCTTAAATAAGAGTAAGTGGGCCATAGTTTTTTTCCAACGTTTTGTTCAATAATAGGAGTGCTCATATCCATAATAGTTTCCATGAGATTATCTCCGTGAGAACTAACCAAAGAATTTGATTGAGAATCAATATTAAATTTTTTTTGATTAGAAAATTTTAAAATAGAATAAGAATAACAAATATTTAAAATATCTTGAGGTAGAAATTCTTTTATAAAAATTGGTTGCATCATATTACCCACCCTATTAAAGCGTATCTTATTCCTTTAGTTATTTTATTCACTTGATGTGGAAACATAAAATTTGATGGAAAAATAACTGCATCTCCTATATTTTGAGGAACAACATATTTACCAGAAGGTAAATCAAAAACAAATTCTCCTCCTTCATATTCATTGTTTAAACAAATAGATATAGATAAATGCCTTTCACTTACCTTATCCCCAAAGTCTTGATGAAAATCATATCCCGCTTTGTATTCATTAAATTCATATTTTAATATATCAAGTTGAGATATTCTACTTATGTCTATATCATATCTGTTTTTATAAGCAGAAACACAAGTAAATATTTTTTCTTTAATAGCGTTTGAACATATTTTTTCACCAAAAGTTTTTGTTTCCAAAATACTTCTAGTTACACAATTTCTAACATTTTTATTTACATCTGGTGAACCAACAGTCAACGCATCATTATAACTATGATCAAAATAATTAATTATTTTTTCACAAAAGATAGATGGAATTGCTTTTTTAATTTCTAAAATGTATTCTTTCATTTTTTTTTACACAGAAAACTTAGTAAGTAATACTGTGTGCAGTAAGGTAATCATCCCTCGCTGTGTTCGCAGTTGATGTAGCATTTGCTTGAGAGTCTGCGTCTCCCGCCATAGCATTATCATAAGCTGTTTGCCAAGCATCTTGAGCCTCACATCTTATTACAACATTAGTTGCCCATTGAGGAAAAGAAGATAGAGATTCATTTGCTCTATTATCAATGTATTCTAACTCTCCAGTATTAGTTGTAGCATTCCATTGTAGTGCATGAACGTTAGCATCAATTTCAGTGTGAGATCGAATATTAAAATATGATTTATTATCAACAATAACATCAGACTCAGTGTTGCCTGTGCCTAATCTAGGCCCATTATTTTCATTTTCAGGATTTATACCTGAATCAAAAATTATTGTAATTCTTGAATTTGCAGTTGTGTTATTTACTGTTGTTGTCATCTTTTTTTCCTTTCTTTACTTTTATCTTATTATTACTTAATTGTCTAATAGTTTCATCTTCCATTTTAGGATCATTTTTTTCAATTGCTTTTTGATGATTTCCTATTAATTCAAATATACTAGCTGCATTCATCGCTAAATTCTTTGCGGAATCACTTCCCTGTAATAATTTATTCATAGCGTTTTGAGATTTAACCATTTCATTTCTAAAAGATTCGGTGGCCGCTTGAGTTCCTTGAATGTGTTTCGCATTTTCGACCATCAATAATGGCATCCAAGCTATAGAACACCCCCATTCTTGAACTGCTTGACCTGTTTGAGGGTGTGCTCCTTGAAGCATGTTATACCAAATACATTGATGTTTAATACACTTCTTATTAAGAAGTGGACACTTCCCATCGGGATCAAATATAGGCATTAATCTTTGTTAGCGACGATTACGTTAGCGTATTTAATATCCATTGCTGGAACGGATATAGTTCCTGTTAAAGAAGAAGAATCTACACTGAAAGGGTGTGAGTGAGATCCACCACCTCCTGCTGGATTAACAACACCCCCTTGATTTTGCTGGGGGTTTCCACCTGTGTTAATAGGTACTTTAGAAGTACCAGGTGGTCCTGGATTAACTGTATTTAGACCATGAGCGTGAGAAGCAATTGTTGGAGTCGAAAGAGTTGTTCCTCCTACTGTACCCGAGACAGAAACACCTGCGTTTGCGTTATCAGTATTTTTTGTAGATACAAAAGTTGAATAAAAAGAATCTGAACCACCTGTACCACCACCAGTTCCTGTGACGATTGACATTGCAGTGTTGGCTAAAGCTGTACCTGTTTGTTTTGTCCAGCCTGTAGGAGCAGAAGCTTGATTAAAAATCATTGAGGTGTTGGCTTCAAAAGGATCAACACCTGTTAGCCCCGCACCATTACCTGTATATGAAGTAGCAGTAACTAATCCATTTGCGTTTAAAGTAATAGCAGAGTTGACATCAATACTTTTACCAGAGGCAACAGATACGTTATCCTGGAAAGAGGCAGCTCCTGTTACGTTAGCTGTTCCCTTAACTGAAAGATTACCTAGAGAATTTGCAAAGAGGTCAACAACAGTGTCGCCAGTGCAATATTGAACTGTGTGTGCACCTTGAGTGATAGCTACACCATTTGCACCATGTCCTGTTGGAGCAACGGTTAACGTAAATGCTCCAGAAGTATTATTAAAAAATATATAGTTGTTTTCAACCGCAGGTATAAATACGGTGATATCACCTGTTAAAGTTCCTGTAAATTCAATGACTTTGTTAGAAGATTCAGCATTTGGATCAGCATTGGCAGTTGTCAATGTGACGTTTGCAGATCCCGCAACAGATTTAGATAAATAACCTGCGTTAAAAGCATCTAATGTTTCTAAGTTTGTATTGGTATTATTTCCCCATGTATTGGCGTTAGCGCCTGTCTCCATGAGTTCGAGTTTGAGTCTATCTGAATATGTACTTGCCATGTTTTAAACCTCTTTAAAATATATCTTTTTTAATACACAAAACAACTATTTTGTGTATATACCATCCCCTATAACTAATACATCTGCTTGTGAATTGTCAAACATAAATATAGCTTGTTTTTTTGTGCCTACAATTGGTTTTCCGGGTATATTTAGAGAAGTGTTAATCAGCACAGGATACCCTGATAATTTTTCAAATTCTTTTAATAACTTTAAAAATGTAGGATTATGGTCCTTATCTACGGTTTGAATTCTGCATGTTCCATCTGCGTGAGTAATATTTTTAAATTTTACAGGATCTTTTACTTTTGCTTGATATAACATCCAAGGACTTTCATAATCTAAATCAAAATAAGTTTTATAAGTATCAGTAGGAACACTCGCTCCATAAGGTCGAAACCATACTCTCTTTTTTACTTTATCGTTGATTATTTCTTTTGCATTAGCAACGCAAGGATTCATGAGAATAGAACGAAAACCTAACGCTCTTGGTCCAACCTCTCCCCACCCTTGTCCCCACATAACTAATTTTCCATCATATAAAAGCTTAGCAACCTTCTTTATTGTTTTTTGACTAGCAAATCCAAAATTTTCATCATGTTGATGTAAATTTTTAAAATTTAATTTTGTTCTTATTCTATGTAAATTTTTTAAACCGTAAATTAATGCTCCTATCGAAGTTCCTTCATCTCCACAATGAGGAGAGGGTTCAAAGTTTGGATATTCATTTTTTATTAAGGTGTTTAATATAATGTTTTCTCCAACCCCTCCAGTCCCAGAAAAAAATTGATTTTTATCAAAATATTTTTTTAAAATATTTTTTATTTTTTTAAACCAATAAAAATGTAAGGAAGTAACGTAGTTATTACACTTTTCTGTGTGGTCTTTCCCTGTATCTTTTTTTAAAAAATCAAAAAAACTATCACTGTATCTATTTTGAAATTGAATTGATATTTTTTCAGAATAATCTTTACCAAACGCAGATAAAGCCATGCAATGCCCTGCATGACTAGAATGACTTTCTTGACTCTCATCTAAAAACCAAATTTTCCATAAATGTTGAAGCACCTTTCCAAGACTATAATTATTAAATGTAAACAATTTTTCTTTTATTTTATGTTTTTTAAAAATAGATAAACAATCATGTTGACTTCCTGTGTCATCCAAAACAATAGAATTTAAATTAGATGTGCTATGGTGATGACACTCATGATGGTCAACAACCATTATTCTTTCTCTGTTTGGAAAAGTATTAGACGATAAATTAGGTAAAATATCTGAACAGTTTACCAAAAAAATAGAAATTATATCTTCTAAACCATAATTTAAGTAATTTAAATATTTTATCCAAGAAGTTAAATCATCGTGACACTGCCATTTTACTCCTGTAATTCTTTCAAATTTTAAATATTTAAATTCTTTTGTATCTAAATCATACGTAGCGATACTACCATCATGATAAAAAAGGTGAAGACCTATTACTATTCTTTTCACTATATTTCTAAGCTGCGACTGGTGTCCATGTATTACTTGCACCCGTGACAACATTTGCCCAAGGTGTTGATCTCATATTACCCAAAACTACGGACATTTCAATACCTGTTGGTGTTACGATTGCACCTGCTGTCGAAGTAGCTGTACCATCATCAAACTGCATTGATAGACCAGCAACTGTAATTGGAATAACTACATCACCAATATTGGTGCTAATTTCTTCGCCTGTTGGTAAGGCGGCAGCGGGAGCCACTACTGTACCTAAATCAAATGTAGAAACAAGAGAAGTTGGATCTACTTGTGTAAAGATATCAATCGTTACAGAACCAACAAAAGTATCCATGATATCTGCGGGAGCAGATGTTGTAACACTTCCGTCAGCAATAATCGTTGCTAGAGCTGCACTTGATTGAATATTAATACCAGTAACTGAAAGTATTTGATCGGTGGTTTGAGTGGTCGTACCTAAGTTGGTCGACATCTCAATTCCTGTAGCATTAGCTACAATACCTGTTCCTGTGAAGACATCGACATTTGATTGACCAAATGTCATTTGCTCGCCTGTTACTGGAGCATTGATTGTGATGTTTTCACCCCAGGCAAATGATCCCCAAGTATTTCTTCCCCAACCAAAATCAGTTGTTGTGATAACAGTTTCAGTGCCATCAGCAAAAGACATCTCAACGCCTGTTGGTTGAACGCCATGTCCTTCAGCTATAGTTACTGATCCTGTTGATGTATTAGATTGTGCTCCTGTTAAAGGATAAATAGATTCAGGTTCGCCAATTGCTTGACCAACCTCAGCAGGTGCTTGCACACCTGTAGGATTAATTAATGCTGTGCCTGTACGCCCAACATCTTCAAGTGTAAATGAACTTTCTACACCAGTGACAGTCGCTGTTATGGAACTCTGTTGGCCCCAAAAGCCTTCGCCCCAATTATTTTCACCCCAAGCGTCTGCCATGGTAAGGACTCCCTAGGATTAGGAAATCCTTAAAATAGCACTTGTTGCGTCGTTGGTTGGAAACTGAATTGTGAATGTTCCGTTTGTGGATGTTTTTACGCCACCAAAATCTAATACTGCAATCGCTGCATTTGTATTTGCTGATGAAGTGTTGTAAATCAAAGCTGCTTGAGCTGAGATTGTTGCACTTGTAAATGATAAGTCATCAAAGTCTACAAAAGCTGTTGACGCTGTTGCGTTAGTTTTAGTTAAGCTGACGTTTGCATTTTGTAATGTTGCACCGCCTGCTGCGTATGAGCCTGATGCACCAACTTCGTTAGTTGCTGAATAGGCTGATGTGTTTGCATCCAATGTAGCAGAACTTGTATAGAGAGCGAGATTGACTGTATCGCTTGATATATCATGATCGCCATCTAACAACTGCTGTTTGAATGTTGCACAAACTGCTTGGTTAATTGCCATTTTTAGTTACTCCCTTTATGGTGTTAGCGATTTCATCGGAATGCGTAACACACCATTTTGATACTCATCCCTACGTTTACGACCCATTTGCTCTTGTGCAAAATCTTGCAGAGCTACTTGGTACTTAGCTTCGTATAATTGCATATCTTGAGGGTTTTTCAAGTAGGAAAAGGTTTCTCCTAAAACCCCATATAGCAATACCTCAGGAGCATTATTAGATACAAAAGTAGTTGAACTAGAATTGCTTGTATCCAAATGTTCTGGTGTTTCGTCGTACCACATTTCAATGGTGTAAACTTGATCTGGAGTAGGAGCTAAAATTAAAGTATTTTGATCCCAGTTACCCCAATATTTTGGCTCTCCTGTATAATCTCCTGCTGTTGATCTTTCCACAGCGTATTCATCCATAAAGGTATTATCTCTTTGCTCTAACCAAACACGCTCATCGTTTGATTTCACTAACTGTATTGCTCTAGCAAAACGAAAACCACCCTCTGGTCCTGATACATCTAAAAATGCATTGTTAGCAGTACAAGTAGTAGTTGCATATCTTCTTTGATCGTCAGTATCTAATTGTCGTGCTATTTTATTTTCTATATTGGTAATAAATACATTGATAACTGCGTTAGTTAATACATCGGAAGTCACCTCTGTGTAGTTTCTGACGTTTGTTAATAATTCGCTATAGTTCATGATATTACAATTGTGACTGTACCAACTGATGTTACAGGATTCAAGTCTCTTGTTTCTGTCGAAGGTTGCATTCCATTAGAGGTAAAAGGACTGTCTCCTGGAGCTCCAACAAAAACGGTTACTGGTTCTTGTCTCGCTGGTCGTGTCCATGGAAGAGCCTGTGCATCAGCACTATGATGTGGAGGATCTAACTGAGGATGTTTCGGTTCAAAACACTCAGGACAAGTCATCAGACCATTCCATTCTTTTTTTACTTGGTGAAACTTATACTGTTGACCACATCGATCACAGATAGCTAAAGCATGTTTACCTGTAGCAAAGGTAGCCATATTATGATCCGTTTATAAAATAGTTTTGAGGAGTTAGATGTAGAGAGGCTCGTTGACCGTCTTCCGTTAATGCTCTTTGTAATTCATCTTCATAATAAAGTTTAAGAGTTTGAGTCATTTGAGGATTCTTCTTTTGAGAAAGATAAAACGCTAGTCCTGATACCATACAAGGTAAAAACCTAAAAGGTGCATCAGGCTGATTTGTATAAGCTCCGACATCCTGTATTCTTCCAATGTAATTGTAGTTTATCTGTGTATCTGTTGTATTAGGTGTTTGATACAAATTAATTACAACATTAGAAAGATTTCTCTCTACATAATACTGAGTAGGTTGTCCTTGAGAAAATTTATTTGGAATAGCTTGATACTCTGAACGAGATATTTTTGTCATTGTAGTATCAGTTGTTGTTCCACTAGAAACTGTTCTAAAAGTCATTTCTAAAACATCACTGGCATCGCTAGGAGCAGTGTATGTTGTCGTGCCTGCTACCAAATTAGTAGTTTGATTTTCTACTTTCCATAAATGAATACCTCTGTTCATCCATTCTTGAAATAAAATATTAAGGCTACGTCTTGCAGATTTTAAATCATAACCAGAACGAGTTTGAATACCACAGCGTTCATACGCGTCCTCAATAACGTCGTCTATATCTAAATTAAAAGTAGTTGTTCCAGAGGTAGCCATTATTAATTAACCGTCTCTCCCATAGCCATTCTTTTGTGTTGATTTATAGCGCCACCTGATTTCATTTTTTTCATCATGCCACCACCACGCTTCTTCATCATTCCTCCACCACGCTTCTTCATCATTCCCCCACCTCTTTTTTTGATTACTTGTTTCTTTTTCATCATGATTTGACTCCCTTTTTAAAAAGTTTTTCGTACGTACTTTGGCGCTCAGCTACTACTTCATTGTAGTATTCCTTTGGCCATTTCTCATAATAGCCTATCTTATGCAGTTTGCAACTTGCTTCATAAAGTTGTTTAAACTTCTGTATGAGCATCATGGAATACTCTAGTTCAGAGTGTTCGACAGGTTCCTCAGTTGGGTCACAAAGAAAAGCTTCGCTGTCAGGATCAGCAGGAGTTTTTGGATGAAATCCCATAAAATATACATCTTTTCTGTTATAAGTTTTGTTATAAAAATCTATTTTTTCTTGAAATTGTTCAGGACTATATTGTTCAAAAAAAGGGTCACAGTAAATTATAATATCATGTTCTTTTTTGTTCCAAGACTTAATAACGGAAGTTAACTGTTTTTCATATTTAGATTTATCCATACGAACTTCAATTCGCAATTTTTTATCTTTTCTTCATTTAGCGGCAAAAGGACAAGCAGGAAAACCGATATGTTTGTTCATTGGTTCTAAGACAGTCTTAGACCAGTTAATAACGTCTTTTTTTATTTCTTCAGCTTTTCTTTTTCTTGACAAATGTTTTTACCATTGTGGGTTTACCTCCAGGATTACCTGCGGCTCTTTTACGTCTGACTGCTGAAGCTTTCTGACCTTTTGTCATACTTCTTGCTTTTGCAAGCGGAACACATTTTGGATATTTTCTTTTAGAACCTTTAGAACGTCCACAAGGTTGATATTTACCGTCTTTTTTAGGAGCACCAATATCTACCCATTTCTCAGCTACCCATTTACGTAAACCACCCTTAGCCATTAGAATTTCTGCGTAACTTTTCTTTTTTCTTCCATAACAGCACCACAACCTTTTGCAATACCACCTTGATCATAACTAGAAATCTTTTTTCTTTGCTGAGAGATAGATCCTCCATTGGCTTTTTTCTTTACCTTCTTCTTCCCTCCTGGAGTAACTTTTCCTGAACATACAGCACTTGCATACATATTTGCATAAGCTGATGGGTACACTTTAAATTTCCTCTTAGCGGCCGCTTTACCTCTTGCACATAATTTACCCATCTTGTTTCTCCTCGTGTTCACAGACTGCGCACTCACACATACAAGTTTGCTCGCAGTGACAAGTACATCCACATTTTACACATTGCTCCATCATTGACTCACACTTTATGCAAAGCTTATCACAGCCATCACACATTTATTTTACTCTACCACCTTTTTTCATATATCCCATTTTGTTTCTTACCTTCGTAGGTAATTTTTTTAGTCCCTTATTTTTAGCTGGGACAGGTTTTAGTTTCTTTTTCATTTTTCTACCTCCTGTAGATACTTCTTGCTGCATTTGTGCTCTTGAAATAGCCATTAATAATCCATAGTCTTGATTAGGAACTCTTCAATCCATTGAGTTCTATCATCAAGCATTAATAATCTATCTTTGATAATAGCAATATCCTGTTGCATTTGTGCAACAGTGTCTGCTTTCTTTTCGACTGCGTTTAATCTTTCAGACCACATACCCCAAGTCATAGCTAAAGTTGCTACTAATACTATGTACGGAAGTATTGTTTTTAGATCTAGTTTCATTTTGATTTTGCACTCATATCATTTAAAGGGTTATTTAACGCTTTATTTATAGACAAGTTTAACTCATCTTCAATAATTTTCAACTCGTCAAATATTTCTCTTGTATCTTCTTTTTGTCTATCTTCAATGTCATTAACTATTTCTGTAATATGTCTAATATCATTATTCATAGACCTTAAATCAGTCTTCATATCGTTCTTTAAATCTTTAGCAACATCAGCCACTAAGGTAATCTCATCGAGAATAGAATCTATTTCTGCTTTTAAAACTGCTATTTTTTCATCATAAGAGGATAAATCAGGTGCTGTGTATTCTTCTATTTTGGCTTTCATATCTAAGTAATCATCGTAAAACTTATAACCAGTCCATCCACCACCGACAATAGCGCCAATTAAAGAAAGGATAATGAAGAATTTTCCTCCGGAAAACTTAAGTCCCTGATACTCAATACTGGCCATTAATCATCTCCTGAATAGTATTTTCTTGTGCCATGTTGAACAAAATACCATACTGATCTTCTATTGTCTTGTTTAAATATTCATTAACATCGGTATCAACTATTGTTGATTGTGCATCAAAGAATGTTTTTGTATTACCAAGCATCTGCATGACAATTAAAGTTTTTGTTTGAGCAGCATCGTCATATCTAGCCTTATCATCAATTTTCTTGACTATTTTAGTAGCAGCTTTTTCTTTCTCTGATACCTTAGGTTCTGATGATTTCTCTTCTTCTACCGTTTCTTTTGAATCTTCTTCTTTTTGTAGTGTTTGTGGTTTTTCTGGTTCTGGTTCTGGTTGTTCTTCTTGAGACTCTTCTGTAGTTCCTTCTGGCTCAGGTTCAACTACCTCAACTTCTTCCATTTCCATTTGAATCTCAGTTTCTACTTCAGTTTCAACTTGAACAATCTCAGCTTCAGGTTCTGGTATATCGAGCTTTAATTCTGCTATTTCAATTTCAACACTTTCGTAAGTAATTTCTTCTTGTACAGTTTCTATGGGTGTAAACTCAACTTCACCAGAATCATCTATTTTAATATCATTGTATTCAATAATTTCTTCTATCAAATCTATTTGAGTAGGATCTGTAATATTTAAATAAACTATTTCCTCTACTGTAGTTATTTGTTGTTCAATGATAGTAGAAATAACATTATAGAAAACATTAACCGATACATCGTCAAACATAGGACCAACAGCAAGATTGATATCTCGACCACCGATTTCGATTGTAACTTTGCTTAGAACGCCACTGAAATCAAAAGACCCATTGTATGTTTGGTAGCCTGAGGCAACTCCAGATTCAGACAAGATATCAGTACCTGCAAAGACGGTAGTCCCTCCACCAGTTCCTGTAACGTGCATGTAGATTCTATCTTGAGCATCTTGTTTATCGACTTTTATGGAATATGTAACCTCACCACCGTTATCTATGTTTAAATCAGAAATGTCAACTTCTTGATAAAAAGTAGAACCCATGCCATCAACTAGCATACGAGATTTATTATCATCACTGCCTGTAATTTCTGCACAAGTATCAGTTCCTAAATCACCACAGTAAGTTCCTGATGGTATACTCGCAGGCCCTTCACCACCCCAATCATAATCCATATCTCCTTCATATCTTTCAATAGATAAAAAACCTTCTTCATATTCAAGAATATCACCAGAGTCTTCATTAGTAACAGTGGTTGTGGTAGTTGTTTTGGTTGTAGTCGTAGTGAAGATAATTTCTGTACCTTTATCTTCTTCTGTTTTTTCTAGAGTGACTTGCTCATCAATAGTGACACCTGGAGTACAAAGTCCTTCAGCATTGGGTAAACAGTCTGCTTTAGAGGATAAGGAAGCCAGTAGCAATAATAAACAAAGTTTTGAAAAGAGCAGCATTTTGTGCATCAGTGAACTCCTTAGGTTCTAGTTTGTTGGCTTGAACGTATTCTGTTTTGTATTTACTTCCGTCTGGAATTTCATCTGGATTGTCAGTCCAATATTGAGCAGCTTCAGCGCCTATGGATCCTCGTGCAGGACAAGGGGTCCCAGCATCGGTCATGGCGTCCCAAACACGACTGTCTTGACATAATATTGATACTGCCGCCACTTTCATGCCATAGGCATACATAGAACGACTTAGCTTTAATTTCTGACATAGCTCATCGTCAATGACGTATCCTGTAGCTAATCCTAAAACGTTATTTTGAACGCTAGAGCCAACAGAAACTTTACATATATCATTATTTGTGACCATTGAATTTGGTGCAGAAGCTGTTGGTGGTGTTGAATTTGTTACTACCGTGCTGGACACGGTATTTGTCTCAGCGTGAGATTTTTTTTGAAAGCCTATAAAAAGAACAAAAGTTATTAAGATCGCTGAACATAACCACATAAACCAATCTTGTCTCATTTAACATCTCCAACGTTTACGAGCTTGTCTTAATCTTGAGTTAGGATCTTTTGCAGCTTTGGGAAATTTTTTCATTTGTCCTGCTGATCGAGCGCAAAAAGACTTTCTTCTTTTAGCAGCCTTACTTCCAGGTTTTACCTTACCTGTAACAGCAGTTTTTAGTTTAGAACCAGGATTCTCTCGTCTATAACGAGCGACACCTGCTTTAGTCATTCCCGCTCCACTTTTAGTGGAACGGAAATATTTTTTTGTTTTAGGTGGTTGCTTGTCAGCTTTCCTAGTCATACTTTTTTACCCACTCACACCAAACTGTAAACTCTTGACCTGCTACTGTAGTTGCAGGAATTTCCAATTTTACATCTCCTGTGTATCCTGTAGCTTGAGTGTTATCAAGACCACCAAAAGAAGAGAAGTCAAAATTGTTGTCATAGTTTAACGATAAGAAAGGAACGTCGGCAGTAGCATCCCAAGTAAGAGTGGCAGAAGAGTTTGCTGTTCCACCACCACTATACCAAATTTTATTTAAGGATACTTGTGTACATGCTTCACCAGCTTTATTAGTAGCTAAAGCAGATACATCGACAAGAGTAATTGAGCTAGTATTGCCACCATCACAAGATACAAAACAAGTGTTAATCATTTTACGATCACCTTGAAATTGAATTGTAGGTCCTGTTACTGTGTTAGCCATGATTTACTCCTTACGCAGGTACGTCGCCAGCAAGTGCTATTTGAGCGTTTTGTAAATATTTTACAGTTACTGTTGCATTACCTGTGGTTCCATCACCATCTGTTCCTGTAAAATCAGCAAGAACTTGAATGTCAGTTGAACCAACATTTGATGCTTCAGTATCTAAAGTACCATAAGTTGTGCCTAAAGCTTTGACGTTTGCAGTTGCGATAAAAGCATCACCATCATCTGTTGTGCCAACAGAAACAGTCGCTGCATTAGTATCATCATTTACAGTTGTTACGTTTAAAACAACGTCTGTAATTTGTGAATTTGCAGGAATTGTTCCAATTACCTGATTAAGATGTGAAGCACCTGTAATATCAATAAATGCAGATTGTGCCATTACAACTTGGCCTACGTTTTTAACATCAGATCCTAAAGTAGTACCTGTTGTTTCTTTGATTGTTCCGGCCTTTACTGGACCAGAAAATGTAGTTGTTCCCATGTCTATCTCCTTTTGTTAATAGTCCCCTAAGGGTCATGAGGTTAATAAAGCTACATTCTTGCATAAAAAAAGGGCGCAGTCAAAGACATACGCCCTTCTTGTTTAATTAATTATTTATTAGGCAGCGCCTGAAGTACCAAAGATACCTCTAGGATCAGAGAAACCAAATGAGTATCTCTCTCTAGCTTTGTATCTTACGTTACCTGTGTCGAAATCACCTTCCATGTTTGTGGACATTGGTGTTCTCACGAAGTGCTTTAGACCATTAGGTGCATCAGTTTTAATGAAGAATGCATCTGTGTCAGTTAAGAAGTGATTTACTACATAACCTTCAGGAATCATTCCCATGTTTCTGATAGCGTTAATGTCATTGTCTGCTGTACCTGTTCTTAGCGCTGAGCTCATTAATCTGTCAGCAGTAAACTGTAATTCTTTTGGAATGATCAGTTTTCTACCTTGAGTTGCGATTTTTAAACCACGCTCGTCTACGTATGCAGCAATGTCAATTAAAGCTTGCTCAAGTGATACTTCGTTTAAGTCAGCGTCTACTGCTAATCTGTTGGAGAAAGTACCACCGACTGCAAGTGGGTGTGCTGTGTTAATAAGTGAAACACCGTCACCACCTGGGTTAGTACCTGCAGCTCCACCAGCAGCAAATGCTGTGTTTAAAACGTCAGCAGCTTTAACTTGCTTTGTGTTAGCCATTGATCTTGCAAGAGCTTTTGTGTAACGAGAAGAAAGCTGATCGTAGAGATTATCTTCTACAGCTTCTTCAGTGATTGAAAAGCCTAATGCAATTGTTTCGTGTGTGTAACGTGAAGTATAAGCTTCAGCAGCAGTATCATAAGAGATACCTGCGCCTTCAGATTTAACTGGAGCTGATCCAAAACCTGAAAGCATTACTTCTTCTTCGAATGCTCTGTCAGAAGACTCTTGATCGAAGATTTCTGTGTGCTCTTGCTCATATCTTGCGTATTCCAAGCCAAACAGTGCGTTTAAACCTGGTTCTAACTCTTTAACGAGTTGACTTCTTGAAATAGCCATGGTTTATACCCCTGCCTTTCCACCAGTGTAATAGTGAAGGTTTGGTTTTACGATCAAGTTACCGTTAGCAGAAGATGTATCATCGTTATCTGGATCTTTTGAAAGACCTACGATAATCCATGTTGAGCTAGCGTTTGATGCAAAAGTGTCCACTTCAGCTTTAGATATACCTGATTTTGTGCTACCTGCAGTGTATGCTGTCTCAGCATTTTCACCGACATTAGCAGCTGTTACTGTTCCAGATGCTTGAACTTCAAACAACTGATTCGGATCATCGATAACGTTTGCTACGATGTCGTCAGCTAAAATGCTACCTGGGTAGTAATTACTAAAAGTTGGTTTTTGTGTAGTTGGGTCTGTATAAAAACAACCATTAAAAATACCAACAATAGTATTACCTGCAGCATTAGCGACTTCTAGTGTACCAGTGGAAACGAGTTCAACTGGATCACCTTGGAAGATGGCAGTACCATAGTTATTGGCAATAGCATATTCAGTTTGCCCTTGGTTTGATACTCCGCCACCCACCTTTTGTACGGGTCTGAACCCGAATGGTGCGTCTACGTTTGCCATAATATTACTCCTTTGTAATACGTGTTAATATTGGTCGTCTAACAAACCGTGCCGATTACGACTTGTTTCCTGAACCAAAAGTTACTTTGGTTTGCCTTTGGGGTTTACTGATCGGCATCCTTGGATCCTCGACTTTCAATAGATCATTGTCAACAGCTTGCTTTTGGCCCTCTGTTAATTGTCTGTAATAAGCGTTTCGCTCTTCAATTGTCTCTATTGGCATACGAGCTAACAGCAACCCACCTACCCCTATCACACCAGCGTGCTTACCGTCTTCGATAGTAGGAAGTTCCCAGTCAGGATACTCGTCGGCTCGGACTAATTCCCAACCTTCGCGTAATTTTCCACTGATGTTTTTGTAATCATCAAATCCTCTGACTGATTCCCTGATCCATCGATGTCTATAACCATCTGGAGCTGGGGGTGCGTCTAATGCAGAAGGTCTTGTCCAACCTTTTTTACGAGCTGTCTTTTCCCTTGTCTCATTAGACCTAAGCGTTTTATTTACCATATTATCTCCAATCTATACATATTTTGCGTATTCTTCAAGGGGAACGCCTAATTTTTTCGCTATCGCTACTTGACTAGGAGTTAGCTTCACCTTTTTAGAACCACTTGATTTTGATGTTCGAGATGCTCCAGCAACTGTTTGAGGAGCTTTTTCTCTTACTTCTTTGGTTTCTTCTTTAGCTTCTTGATTAAATTTATGTGGAAATTGATTTCTCATGTATCCATTTATTTCCTCATAATATTCATCACTTTTAGGATCAAATCCTTCTCTTAAAAGTTTTTTGTGATGAGCTAAAGCAGTAAAAGTCATTGCTTCATCTTTACCAAACCAATCATTATCTTCTGCCCACTGCTCAGCTCTAGGATCAGGCTGTCTTGGTGCAGTTTGTTGTGGTTGTGCTTTTTCAGCCATCAAACCTTCTTGTTGTTTTAATAACTGTTCTCTTTGATTTTTAGAAGCAATTGCTCTTTCTTCTTCGATCGCTAATCTTGTCAAAGCTCTTTGAGCCTCGACTTGAGCATTAACGTCGTTGTTATACAAAGCGTCTTGATAAGCTTTTTTAGCTTGTTCAATCTGAGACTTAACTCTGGTCTCGTACTCTGTAATATAGTTTTCATCCAAAGATTTAATCTTACCTTCATACTCTTCATATTTTTTCTTTGCTGTTTCTGCAAATCGAAGAGCTTCTTGTTCTCTTTGTTCAGTTTTCTCTATACGATCTAAAAGTTTTTTAATTCTTCTTTGAACGTTCTTAGAGTATTTATCTAAATTATCATCTTTAGAATCGTCTCCTGAGTCTTCCTCATTAGATTTTTCTACTGATTGTTCTGTTTCAGATGTGGCTTCTTTTTCTTCAGCCTTATTCTCTTCAGTAGATTTATCTTCTTCTTGAAGTTCAACCTCTTGACCCTCTCCTGTAGTGTCAAGGTCTACCATTTTTTCTTCAGCCATAATTATCTCCTTAGTAGATTGTTAATACGTCTTCAGGTGATTTTAATTTAGCTAAAATTTCATCGTCGTTAAGAATACGAATTTCTCCACCTTCAATTTTAACTCTGGATCCCGCATATCTTGCAAAGACTACCCAATCACCTTTTTTACACCATGGTCCGTTGGGAAACTTTTCTTTATCAGCATAAGCGTCTTGACCCATGCTTAAAATTAAACCAACGTTGGTTGTTAGTTGTTGTTCTTCAATGGCTTTATCTGTGAGATATAAACCACCTTTTGTTTTATCAACACCTTTATAAGGCAGAACAACCATTCTCCATCCTGTTGCTTGAGGTATTCTTTCTAAAGCAGGACCTTTGTCTTCTTCTTCTTTCTTTACTTCTTTTACTTTAGGTTTTTTATTAAAACCTTCTGGTAATATTAATTTACTCATCGTCTTTCATCACCTTTCCTAAAACTTGTTTGTAGTCGATTAAAAACATCTCCATTGCATGAAGTTTTCCTAATGCGTATTTGTAGTCTTCAAAGGAAACAATATTTTTAGAAAGAACATCATCTTTATATTCGTCAATTCTTTTTTGAATTTCCTTTTTTACCAAATAGTCAAAAGACTGTTGCATTATTTTTTAAATTTTTTGATAGCTAAATCAGTTACTTTTAAGCCGAAGCTACTTGCGATAGCAGCCATTAATGCCCAAATGTACCAGTCCGGGAGACTGTCTAAAGTAGTAAAACCTTCTTTTAATTTATCGATCCACTCGTATTTACCAAAGAATATAGCTCCAAAAACTATAAGGAGTGGAATTGAGAGAATGACGGTAAACCATTCATCACGCCAAGAGTTTTGCATATTTTTTTGAGTTTCAATGGCATAGGCAATTTCGCCCTCAGCCATTTTTCTAATATGCGTTTGCTCAGCCTGAGCCATAAGCTTTTTAGTCTCTGTCTTTGTCTTAACAACATCGACTACGCCTTTTAAAACTGTGGGAACTAGATTCCAGAGCATGACCAGTATCCTATCACAAAGAATATAACAGCTATAATAGCGTCACGCTTCTTTATACTAGAAGACCAGTCTTTAATTTTTCCAAGTATATTCATTAGAATACTCCTTCAAATTTAAGACCTTTTGATGCTATTCCATAACCACGCTTGTGTTTTTTATCCTCAGGTACAGACTTCACTTCCATGATCTTACCTGGTGGAATAGATTCACCCTGTGAAACAGGGCCCTTTTTTGGAGGTATTGTTTTTGTTAAACGTTTTTTCATTAGTGTAATGTTAGACTATTTTCCTGATTTTTCAAATAACTAATTTGCTGTGCAATATAACTATCTGCTGCTAGTTCACCATAAGCATCAACCAATGTTTCACGACTCATTGATAACATCACTTGAGCTAATTCAATTAAATCAACGCCTTGCTCTGATTGTTGTTGAACAAAATCTCTTATTTCATCGATAATCTTTTGAACTCTTTTTTTAGTTACTTCGTCAATCATCTTTAAATGATATTCTGATTTTAGTTTATTTTCCATTTTTCTTTTCTACTTTCTTTATTGTGCCTTTGTTTTTAGAAGCGTAGAATACTTGTTCACCTTTTTTCTTTCCGTAACTTTTCTTCATTGACTTCATAATCTTTTTACCTTTGCTTGTTAATGGCATCTCTTCTCTCCTGATTTAGAGTTTGGGTTGTCATCTTGTCGTACTGAACTTCAGCA